TCCAGGCCACATTTCCGCAAAACTCCGCGAAGGTTGGGAGCCTGTAAAAGCCTCTGAGCACCCCGAAATCCAGATCATGGCAACTGGGGAAAAGCCCCGGTTCCCAGACAGCATCGAGATCGGCGGCTTATTGCTTTGCAAAACACCCAAAGAGTTTGTTGACCAACGCAACGGGTACTATCAGCGTCAAACTGATGGTCAGATGCAATCGGTTGACAACGCCTTCATGCGCGAGAACGATCCACGGATGCCCGTCTTTAAGGAGCGGCGCTCTGAGGTGAAGTTCGGACGCGGTTAAATCATTTTTGGAGTCACAAATGGCATACCCTGTTGTTGACGCTCCCTACGGTTTCAAAGCCATCAACGAGTTGAATGGCCTACCGTACGCTGGAGCAATCCGACAAATTCCTATTGCCCGAAACTACGGCACCGCCCTTTTCAATGGCGACCTGTTGCAGTTGACGACAGACGGAACCATCATCAAGACCGGCTACTCTGCCGCATCCAGCCCGAGCACGGTTATTGCCGGGGCTATCGGCGTGTTCGTCGGATGTTCGTACACCAACCCCTCGACGGGTCAGAAGTTGTTTGCCCAATACTACCCCGGTAGCATCCTGGCCAACGACATCGTGGCCTTCGTTGTGGATGATCCTTCGGCACTGTTCAAGGTGGCGATGGTTGGTCAAACGTCCAGCGAGAGCAACACCGCTTCGACCATTGGCTACGCCAACCAGTCGTTCATTGGAACCAACGTGTACGCGATTACCGGCGTTGCTGGTAGCACCGTCACGGGCAATTCCAAGATGGCTGTGTCTGGCGACGGCCCGAGCAACGGCACCGGTAACGTCCGCGTGGCGTCTACCTCGCTGCCGTTCCGCGTTGTGGCTGTGGTTCCTGAAACGGCTTACTCCGTGACGGGCACCGGCACTTCGTCCTCCACGACCATCACGCTGGATGCTGCGGTTACTGGCCTTCAGGCCGGTATGGCAGTTGTCTGCCCCGATGCAAGTGCTGGCGGCACCCCTGGCGACTTCAACTATGTGACCAACGTGAACGGCACGACCGTCACCGTGGCGAAGACGCTGACCGCCGCTACTGCTGGCAGCAGTTTCACCTTTACCGGCTTCCCTGAAGTCCTGGTGAAGTGGAACCAAGGCTGGCACTCGTACCAATTCGCTACGGCGCTCGCGTAAGGAGTAATTCAAAATGGCAATTTCTCGTGCCCAACTACTGAAGGAACTCCTGCCCGGCCTGAACGCGCTGTTTGGTCTGGAGTACGCCCGCTACGGCGAAGAACACAAAGAGATCTACGAAACGGAGACCTCTGAGCGTTCGTTTGAAGAGGAGACGAAACTCTCCGGCTTCAGCGCCGCCCCCGTCAAGCCGGAAGGCCAAGCCATCGCGTATGACAATGCGCAGGAAGCCTGGACTGCCCGCTACAACCACGAAACCATCGCCATGGGTTTCTCGATCACCGAAGAGGCGATCGAGGACAACCTGTACGACTCCCTGTCGTCCCGGTACACCAAGGCTCTGGCTCGTGCGATGGCCTACACCAAGCAGGTCAAGGCTGCTGCTGTCCTGAACAACGGTTTCAACTCCGGCGTCACCTATGGCGACGGTGTGAGCCTGTTCTCGACCGCGCACCCCCTGATCTCTGGTGGCAGCAACAGCAACCGCCCCACGGTGGCTGCTGACCTGAATGAAACGTCTCTTGAGAATGCCGTCATTCAGATCGCTGGTTGGACGGATGAACGCGGCCTGTTGATCGCTGCCAAGCCTCGGAAACTGATTGTTCCCCCGGCTCTGATGTTCGTGGCAACCCGCCTGCTCGAAACCGAGTTGCGCGTGGCTACCGCCGACAACGACATCAACGCCCTGAAGAACAACGGTTCGATCCCCGAGGGTTACACCGTTAACCACTTCTTGACCGACACGAACGCGTGGTTCCTGACCACGGACGTGCCCAACGGCCTGAAGCACTTTGTCCGTACCCCGATGTCTACGTCCATGGATGGTGACTTCGACACCGGAAACGTTCGGTACAAGGCGCGCGAGCGCTACTCGTTTGGTGTCAGCGATCCGCTCGGCATCTTCGGAAGCCCCGGCGCTTAAGGGGAAACCCTCAAAAAACGGCCCTTCGGGGCCGTTTTTTGTTGCCTGAAATTCTGGTACCATGTTTCCTGTGTCGAACCACAAGGAGCCCACATGGACACCGCCAACCTACCCAAGACCCGCGCCGAAGCCAAGGCGATTGGAGCCACTCATTACTTCACCGGAGAGCCCTGCAAGCATGGGCACATCGCTCCGCGTAAGACCAAGGGCGCCTGCGTCGAATGCCTGAAGGTTGAGTGGGAGAAGGGCAACCATACCCGTGCCGAATACTTCCGCCAGTACAACCAGTCGGAAGCGGGCAAGGAAGCCAAGCAGCGGTACTACGAGACAAACAAGGCAGACGTTATCGCCAAGGCCCGGTCAACCCCCAACCAACTGAAAAATGCTTATCGCAAACGGTGGAAAGAAGAAAACCTGCTGTCCATCCGTGCGGACACAAAGGCCCGCAGGCGTAAGCACCGTTCGGCCACACCTCCGTGGCTTACGCGAAAAGAGAAGACCGAAATACGGGCGATGTACCAAGCCGCAATACTTTCGTCCAAAACCACGGGCGAGCGGTACGTGATTGACCACATCTATCCGCTGCGTTCCGACGTGGTGTGCGGGCTGCACGTGCCGTGGAATTTGCGGATCATCACGCAGAAGGAAAACTTGGAGAAATCCAATGCGCTCCCTGACGATAGTTTTGCTCTTGCCTTCCCACCCAAGCCGTGATACAACATCGTCAGTCCCAAGATTTTCAACCTGCTTGCTGACCGACTTGGCGGACTGACCTCACAGACAGCAAGCGCAATTTGAGGAATATGCGATGGCACGCACTACCTTCTCCGGCCCTGTCGCTTCTGACAACGGCTTCATTGGCGCTCTCACGGGCAACGTCACGGGCAACGTCACGGGCAACGTCACGGGCAACGTGACCGGCACTACCACCGGCATGCCCGTTCTCACGGCCTACACCACGACCACTCTGCCCACCGTTGTGGTTGGTGGTTTGATTTATGTCTCCAACGCCAACACCAACGCAGGCACGGTTTGCTTTGGCAAGGGTTCCAGTTGGATTGACATCAAGACCGGTCTGGCTGTTGTCGCCTAATAGGCCCGAAAGGAGCGCATCACCATGATGCAAACCGACGTTAAATCGGGTACAGCCGCTGCCGCTGCGAGTACGGAGGTCACGACTTTCCGCACCCGTATCAAGGCGCTTGCGCTGACCTACACCTCTGCCGCCGGGAACATCTCGATCACGGACGGTAACGGTGGGGCTACGCTGTTCTCGTTTACACCGGCTGCTGCCGCAGGGTCGCTGTACATGCTGTTCCCGGGCGAGGGCATCCTTGCTCAGACCGGCATTTACGTGACCAACGGCACCGGCACCGCTGCAACGGTGTTCTATGGCTAAGAGCCCGGCATGGCAGCGCAAGGAAGGCAAGGCGGAGAGTGGCGGACTGAACGCCAAAGGCCGCGCCTCCTACAACCGCGCCAATCCTGGGAAACCGGGTCTGAAAGCCCCTCAACCGGAGGGCGGACCTCGGCGCGACTCCTTCTGTGCTCGGATGAAGGGCATGAAGAAGAAGTTGACAAGCGCCAAGACCGCCAATGACCCGAACAGCCGGATCAACAAGTCCTTGAGGGCGTGGAACTGTTGACATGCCAAGCACAAGCGGTAAGCAGCACAGGTTCATGGCGGCGGTGGCGTCAAACCCCAAGTTCGCCAAGAAGGTAGGTGTCCCTACGTCCGTAGGGGAAGAGTTCATCCAGGCCGATAAAGGCCGCAAATTTTCAAACAAGGAGTCCGACATGAAGGGCATGAAGACAAAGAAGATGATGGGCGGTGGCTACGCCAAGGGCGGTATGGCCCCCTCCAAGATGGGCGCCGTGAAGACCGCTGCCCCCAGCCGTGACGGCGTTGCTGTCAAGGGCAAGACCAAGGGCACCATGGTCAAGATGGCCAAGGGCGGCAAGATGATGGGCGGGAAGTGCTGACATGATGCCCAGTCGCGGGATGGGGGCCATGCTCCCATCCAAGATGCCCAAGGGTGAGCGTAAGGCTCGGCGGGATGACACGGATTTCACGGAGTACGCCAACGGCGGCGAGGTGAAGTCCAAGGTCAACGAGGCCGGGAACTACACCAAGCCCGGTATGCGCAAGTCTCTCTTTGAGAAGATCAAGGGGCAGGCTACGCAGGGCACGGCGGCAGGGCAGTGGAGCGCCCGCAAAGCGCAGTTGCTTGCCAAGCAGTACAAGGCCAAGGGCGGCGGGTACCGTGACTAAGAAGCCGCAGCAGTCGTTGAAGGACTGGACTGCCCAGAAGTGGAGGACGAAGAGTGGTAAACGATCTTCTGACACGGGTGAAAGATATCTTCCAGAGGCTGCGATCAAAAGTCTTTCCCCCCAAGAGTACGCCGCCTCAACCCGAGCAAAACGAGCAGGCAAAGCCTCCGGCAAGCAGTTCGTAGCCCAACCCAAGGCCATCGCTAAGAAAACCGCGAGATTCAGATGACAACGAGTGGAACAGCGTCGTTCAACCTCGATCTGACGGAGATCGTGGAGGAAGCCTTCGAGCGTTGCGGGGCTGAACTGCGCACGGGCTACGACCTGCGTACGGCGCGGCGTAGCCTGAACTTGATGTTTGCCGACTGGGCCAACCGGGGCGTGAACATGTGGACGTTCGAGCAAGGGACGATCCAACTGGTCCAGGGTCAGAATACCTACGCGCTGCCGGACGACACGGTGGACTTGCTTGAGCACGTCATCCGCACAGGTGCCAACAGCAGCAACAATCAGGCAGACCTGACCATTACCCGGATCAGCGTATCTACGTACGCCACGATCCCGAACAAACTGCAACAGGCCCGCCCCATTCAGGTGTGGATCCAACGGCTGAACGCGCAGACTTCGCCCACTGGCTATACGCTGCCCGCGCTCATCAACAGTTCTACCACCACGATTACGCTCAGTTCGACCATTGGCCTTCCGGCCAACGGCTTTATCCTGCTCGACAGCGAACTGATCTACTACGGCTACATCAGCGGCAACACGCTCTACAACTGCGCCCGTGGGCAGCAGAACACGACGGCGGCGTCGCACCCCCAGGGAACTGCGGTCTACATCAAGCAAGTTCCGGCGGTCACGGTGTGGCCCACCCCGGACAATACGCAGACGTATACCTTCGTGTACTGGCGCCTGCGCCGCACCCAGGACGCCGGAGATGGCGTCAACGTCATGGATGTCCCGTTCCGGTTCATCCCGTGCATGGTGGCAGGCTTGGCCTACTACATGAGCATGAAGATTCCCAAGGCTCTGGAGCGTATGGACACGCTCAAGGCGCAGTACGAAGAGGCGTGGACGCTGGCTGCGGACGAAGACCGCGAGAAGGCTGCGATTCGGTTCGTGCCCCGGCAGATGTTCATCGGCGGGGGGTATACCTAAATGGGTAACCGGTTCGCCTCAGCCAAATACAGCATCGCCATGTGCGATCGCTGTGGGCAGCAGTTCAAACTCAAGGTTCTGCGCAAAGAGATCATCAAGACAAAGATCTACGATCTCTTGGTCTGCCAGGAGTGCTGGGATCCCGACCATCCGCAGTTGCTGCTGGGTATGTACCCGGTGGACGACCCCCAGGCGGTGCGTAACCCTCGCAAGGACAATACGTACATCACGGCAGGCGTCAACGGTTTGGAGTTGGATCCCAACTCAACGTTTGCGGGTTTCCCAACCGGCGGCTCTCGGGATATTCAGTGGGGTTGGAATCCGGTTGGCGGAGCACGTGCAAATGAAGCAGGGCTGACGCCAAATTACTTGGTGGCAACCACCTCTGTTGGTACAGTAACTATCCAAACGACGTAAGGAGTCGAGCATGGACAAGAAAGATCTGGCACAGGACAAGAAGACGGCGGCGTCCGCAGTGCACAAGCATGAAAAGGCTATGCACCCGGGCAAGCCCATGACGAAGTTCGCCAAGGGCGGCAAGACCAACCTTCAGATGAAGCAGTTGGGCCGTGGGCTGGCAAAGGTTGCCAACCAGAAGAAGTCGGTGCGCAAGGTGCCGAAGTCGGGGATCTGATCATGGCAAAGTTCAGCAAAAAGGTTATGGGCAAAGAGGTTGGCGAAGCCGCCGTCTATGCCGAGCCCCACACCATGAAGGGGGGCAAGGTTGCTCTTGGCAACGGCACCCAGGCGGAGCCCACGCGGGCTAACCGCGTGAACATGTCCGTGGGCAACATCGACCGCGACGGGTATGACCCCGCTCCCAAGACCTCGGGTATCAAGATTCGTGGGACTGGCTGCGCAACCAAGGGCACGATGGCGCGAGGCCCGATGGCCTGAGCGTGAGGCGTAGATGAACTACACCGAGTTGAAGACCAACATCGCAGACATCTGCGAGAACACGTTCACTGAGGACGAGTACGCGCTGTTTACCAAGCAGGCTGAGCAGCGCATCTACAACACGGTCCAACTCGCCAATCTGCGCAAAAACGTCACCGGTACGCTGACTTTGGGCAACAAGTATCTTGAGTGCCCGTCAGATTTCCTGTCGGTGTACTCCCTGGCCATCGTCAAGGCCAACGGAGAGTATGAGTACCTGTTGAACAAGGATGTGAACTTCATCCGGCAGGCGTACCCGAATCCGGCTACCACGGGAGTGCCCAAGCACTACGCCATCTTTGGCCCTCGGTCAGACAATGTGAACGAGTTGGCATTCATCCTGGGCCCGACCCCCAACGCGGCGCTGACGGCAGAACTTCACTATTACTACTACCCGGTGTCGATGGCGGACACGGTGGCAAACCCAACCGGTACTACGTGGTTGGGTGACAACTTCGACTCCGCCCTGCTGAACGCTGCTCTGGTGGAAGCCATTCGGTTCATGAAGGGCGAGCCCGACATGGTGCAGTTCTACGAGCGCATGTATATGCAGTCTATTGCTCTGCTCAAGAACCTGGGCGATGGCAAGCAGCGCATGGATGCGTACCGCGACGGCCAACTGCGCATTGAGGTCAACTGATGACTTCGATCGTCCAAACGCAGACCACCTCCTTCAAGAAGGAGTTGTACCAGGGCATCCATGATCTGACGACGGATGTCCTGAAGATCGCGTTGTATACGGCCAATGCGGACCTGAACGCGGAAACTACGGCGTACACCACGACGGCAGAGATCACGGGGACTGGGTATGTGGCAGGTGGCAAGACGCTGACCGGCACGACCATCAGCAGTTCTGGATACACGGCCTTTGTGGACTTCGACAATGTGGAGTGGAACCCCGGCGTGTTTACAGCGCGGTGTGCTCTGATCTACAACTCCAGTAAAGCCAACCGTTCCATCGCCGTGTTGGACTTCGGGTCAGACAAGACCTCGACGACCACCTTCACCATCGTCATGCCGGTCAACGACGCCAATAGTGCCTTGATCCGGTCTTCCAATTAAGGAGTCATCATGTCCAACGAACGCGCCGTCGCCTCGGATTTCATCGGGAGCGGGCTGATCGCCGGAACTCAGAACCAAGAGAAAGCCACGGCTGTGGGCCGCTACAAACTGGAGTGCCGTGACAAAGACGGCAACATCAAGTGGGTTGTTGAGGAAGACAACCTCGTGGTCAACGTCGGCCTTCAGTACATGGCCGGTACTGCGCTGACCTCCACTGCACAGATCACGACGTGGTTCTTGGGCCTGATCACTGGCCCCGGCGTGACCACGAGTGCCACCGACACGATTGCCTCTAAGGGTTGGACTGAGTTCACGGGCTACAGCAACTCGACCCGTGTGGCTCCCACGCTCACGGCTGCGACCAACGCCAATCCTTCGGTGGTGACCAACTCGGGCACCCCGGCCAACTTCAACATCAATACCTCTGGCACGGTGGGCGGTGCGTTCCTAGTCTCCAACAGCACCAAGGGCGGCACGACTGGCACGC